TCCGAAAGTACCCCCATATCTTATTTACCTCCTCGTCCAGCTTTGCTTTCATCGCTTCGATGCACGGCTTTCTACTGGTGCTTTTCGCGGGCTTTAAGAATGGTTTTGCGGGTTGACCCGATTTTCCGTATTCGATAATATTGGCTATCTTTGCATTGCTGCTACCGTCACGACGGGGTTCGGAAAAGCCGACTTTAACGTTGTGGTTGCCATCTCTGTCCTGCAGAGCGGGTGAAAGTCCCAATGCAGCCGTAAGCTCGCCGGTGGAACGCGAAGGGTACTTTGTGTCACGACCAACCGCTGAATTCAGATTTGATTTTACCTTGTCAAGCACAACCTCACCGCCAGCCTTAAGCACACGAGGGACGATTTCGTCAGTTTTATCGTTCAACCGTGAAACCTTCTGGAGGAAGTCCTCCGGCATTTTCATAGTTACTTTAGCCACTGGGCTTTACCTCCTTGGCAAGCACTTCAATGTACATTCCACGGCCTTTAACATCCTCCACAGAGGTAATTTCAAATCGTCCGTCTCCACAAGCAATAAGCAGTGCGGTCGTAACAATGACTCCGGGAATACAGCGGAAACGGAAAAGGTCGGTGGCTTCTGAAAATGTGGCTCTGTTCGCCCATATTTCGGTGCCGTGCCGACCTTCCCGATATGCTCTGACAGAAGCAACAATATTGTCAATCTCAGTGCTGAAGCCCTCGGAGTCTTTTATAGTTACTCTTTCAATAACGTCTATAAAGGTGTTCATCTTTCCAAAACTCATGTCACACCTTCCAATCCCGGTCAAGCCGCAGAAGTAGGTTCACCGTGTTCCAAACCTGCTGACCTGCCTGCACGCTATCGGCAAAGAAACCAGCCGTCGAGCCATCTCTGCTTTCATAGAAATGGCTCGACAGCATGATTACTGCCTGTTCAGTGGTTGGGGGCATGGTGTTTTCAGTGTAATAACCCTCAGCAACATGCTGGTAGCTCTCCGCATAGGAGACGGCGGCTTTGATGTAATGCAGCAGAAGGCCGTCGTCTGCGTCATGCTCAAGGATCAGGTTTGCTTTTACTTTGGGAAGAAGATTATCTGTTGTCATGCCGTCCGCCTCCTTTGCTCATTATTCGTCTGCCACCATCAACCCCACAGCTTTCAGCTTGGCAAGCAGGGCATTGAAATCCGTTACCAAACCAGTGGCATCGGTGGCGATGCTGTCCACCTGATTCGCGGCTGCGGGTATTTCAGGTACGACCGGATATGTCGGTACATAGAGGATTCCGTCCTCACCAATTTTGACGGGCACGGTGTCGGTCACCTCTTTAGCAGCGGCTTTCACACCGCCGAGAGCTGCTTCAGAAGCAGGCGCGGCGGTAGAGGTAAGCCCCGTTACCGAGGCCCCCTCCTTGATTTCAAGAGTTCCGCCGATGACGGTTTTCTCACCGCCTTGTTCGTTGTAGTTTTTAGCGTTATATGACATAGCCACATCCTCCTTTTAAGCGTGCTGCTTGAGCAGCTTGATGCCTTCAGGCAGTACTGTCTTTCCGTCCACGCGCTGGAAAGCGTAAAAGCCGGTCTGCAGGTTGGCGATATGCAGTTCATCCGCACGTCGCACGGTTCTGCCGCTGCGGTCGGCAATCCAGTAGTTTTGGAAATCACCGAAAGCAACGGTGTATGCGTTTGCGGCGATGGCCGGTGCGTACTGAGAGACATACACCGGGAAGCCGAGCAGACGGTCGGGCTGATTAGCCTGCAGCGACGGCTGCCACATATACACGCCGTTGCCATCCTTCAGCTTGCGAATCCCAGCAAGAGTGTTGCTGGCCAGGAGGAATACAGCGTTTTTCTTGTAGCCGTCCTTGAGGGAATAGGTCAGGTCAATGAGTTCGTCTGCCTTGATGTCGGTTGCGCCTGCGGTTGTCACTCCGACATCGCCGCCGTTCGCGGTGAAGATGCCCGTAGGCTGGGTGGTGCCGACTCCAACGCAAAAGGCCTGCTCCTCCTTCGCTGCAAAAGCGCGGGCAAAATTGTCGACGAGGTAGGCTTCAAGGTCAAACATGGAATCCTGAAGCAGTTCCTCCGAAACCAGTGCTGCTGCGCGGAGGGTGTAAGCGTCGAGGGAAAGCTGGTTGAAGGTGGGCGTGCTGGGCGTAAAGGTGCCGCTTTCCACCACCCAGTCGGCGGATACATCGGTGAGTGCTACGTTAATTCTGTGCGGTGCGGCGGTGGTGATAACCTTTGCCAGAGAACGAATGACGTTCTCGCGCTCAAGCGCCCGGACAAGGTTTCTGTCGAACTCTATGGGTACGAGATAGCCGCCGGTGGAAGGAGTACCTTCCTCCATAACGTTGTGTACCGGACGCTTACCGCGCACAAGGTTCAAAAAATCCTCGCGATATTCGGCGGTCGCTCTGTAGTGCACGGGCTTCCCGTCCTGTGCGTTGGGTTTTGCCGTGATGGGAGAGCTGGTCGGCTGCGCCATAGCGGCGTCTCTTGCCACGCGGTCCTCCTCAATGGCGATCTGATGCGCCATTGAATCCACATCCACGAGCATTTTGTCGTAAGTGGCATTATCCTCTACAGAGAGGACGCCGTCCTTGGCGCGAGTATCGAGAAACGCCTTCGCAGCGTCCCACGCCTTTGCGCGTTTTTCACGCATTTCGAGTACCTTTTTCATAATCAAATACCTCCGTTAAATGTATTTACGGGCTTGCAGTTTCTGCATAGCCGCTTCGACGGAAACGCCGGTCGGCGATTCCTGCTTCTTTTGCTCCGGCTGCGGAGCGGATTTAGAGATGAGCTTGTTCATCAGCGAATTGGTCACCGCCCTGCGGCTGAATGCAAAGACTATATCTTCGGTATGACCGCGCTTGGAGTCTGCCAAGATACCATCCACGAAACCCAGCTCGATTGCCTTGTTCGCATTCATCCAAGTTTCACCGTCCATGAGATGGGAGATTTTCGCTCTTGATTGCCCGGTCTTGATTTCATAAGCGTTGATGATGCTTTCCTTGACCTCGTCCAGCATGGCGATGGCTTTTTGCATTTCCTCGGTATCGCCGATTGCGATTGACATCGGATTGTGAATCATCAGCAGCGACGTTGGAGCCATAAGCACCTCGGTTCCCGCCATTGCGATTACCGAAGCCGCGCTCGCTGCCAAGCCGTCAATTTTCACGGTGACATTGCCGGTGTAGTCCATGAGCATGGTGTAAATTTGTGAAGCCGCCACGCAATCACCGCCGGGAGAGTTAATCCACACGATGATATCGCCGCTGCCGGAAAACAGTTCATCCTTGAACATCCGAGGGGTGATTTCGTCATCCCACCAGCTTTCGTCCGCAATAGTTCCGTCAAGGTAAAGGGTGCGGACGCCTGATTTCTCAGCTTGGTCCCAGTTCCAGAAGTGCTTATTGCTTGCTCTGCCGAGAGGCTTGCTTGGGCTTACCGCCCGAATTGTTTTGTCCATCTGAGGTTTCCTCCGTTTCTGTTGAAGTTGTATTTGCAAACGCACCTGCGTCCTGCAATTTGGTCATCGCTCCGTTTATAAGGTAAAGGTCGCCGCCGAGCTCCGACGGTATCCGGTCGAGGTTTTCAAGCTGTCTGATATCGTTGGCAGACATCCAGCCGTTCTGCCGCGCTGTAGCATATGATAGGCGAATTTGGGTAAAAGACGCGGCTTGGGCAAACAGTAATTGGACGACAAATTCTTATCGTGCAGTTGATGAATTTGAATATCTCTATATTTTCTGGAAGCCGGGAATAACAAAAATAGACCGAAAAAGGCTTTCAAAAGATGAATGGACAGATTGGGGTAGCCGTGCGGTATGGAGTATTCGGTCGGTACAGCGCAATGATGACCACGAAGCAAAGTTTCCATTGGAATTACCGCGACGTGCGATCAAATTACTAACTGATGAAGGCGATACTGTTCTTGATTGCTTTATGGGAAGCGGCACTTCCGCCATAGCTGCAATTCAAGAAAAAAGGCATTACATAGGGATAGATAAAGAGCAGAAATACGTGTTGCTTTCCCAGAGGAATATAAAGGCTTACCAGCTGCAGACGTCTCAAATCACACTTTTCCAACAAGAAGGCACGCAGAGCCAAAAACAAATAATAGAAAAGTGATGAAAAGCATAAAGAACGATAAAGCATTTTTTGAGGAGGTTTGTAAATGCAGATTCATTATTTCCAACGGTACCATTCAAAAGAAAATGTTGACACCTCAAATACGATGCTGATGCTTTCTCGGCTGTATAATTACAACGCCGACAAGTTCTTTTCTATGATGAACGCGCTTATTCTTGGAGAAACCGAATCGCCTGAAATCACTTTTGATTTACAGGTGGCGGGTGACCAGAGCGTTCCCGATGCGGTTATCAGTCAAAAGAGCTTCAAAATTGTTGTAGAAACAAAGCTGTACAACCAATTTGATTCAGACCAATTGCTCCGTCATCTGAATCAGTTCGCATCCGAAGAGATAAAAGTGCTTCTTACTCTTGATCCGAAGTCTATGAAAGAAAGTACCTTGGACGAATTTTCTGTTTTGCTAAAAAACTTCAATGCTGAACACCAAGAACGACTTCATACGCCAATAAAGCACGTTAATCTGACTTTTGAGCAGTTGCTGACCGCAATGGAAGATATCGTCGATGAACGTGATACACAAATAGTGGCTGTGCTTGATGATTTCAAAAAATACTGTTTCGACGAGGGTTTGATTCCTGATGGTTATAAGTGGATGCGTGCTATTGTCGCCGGAACCACGATAAAAGACAATATCGAACTCGGACTGTACTATGATGAAGCGTCTCGCGGATACTCAGAGCACGGGTATATTGGCCTTTACAGCGGAAAAAGCATAAGGGCGATAGGCAGGCTTGTTAAGGTCATTGTTGCCTCGCGAGAAAATGGAGAACTGACACACAAAGCCGATTTTGGAGAACCGCCTACTGATGAGGAAATCCATCGAATCAATTCTGCAATAGAGCGGGCAAAAGCGTATGATTACAACCTTTCCGATAATCTGCACAAGTATTTTATTGTCGACAAATTCTATGAAATGGATTTCCGTAAAGCCAGTAAGAACCCCATTCAGAAGAGCAAATACTTCAATTTAGCAGAAATGCTCGGCTATGTAAAAATGCCTTCTACAGAACAAATTGCGCATGATCTTGATGGCAAGACCTGGGAAGAATTCTAACATTTTAATTTTATCACACTTTTTAATTATTCTTTGGCTACCGATTTTGCAGGGTAAGCAAATCCAAAATAAGTAGCCTGAACCACGAACCAAATAAACAGAACAAGGGCGTCCGAAGCTCGCCTCGAAAAAGTGCGAGACCTCGGAAGCCCTTTATTCTAAGCCTTTTTCGGCACTTTGATGCTGGAAAGGGCTTTTTCAGTTTGTATCAAAGACGGTAAGAACATAGAGCCATGCTGCGACATAGGGAAGTCACTGCTCATCATCTCAATATTCCCGTTTGCTGAGTGCACACCCTATGCACACCTCCAAGTTTCCGTTTGCCGAGTGTTAGATGTAATACTCCTATATGCTCCGTTGACGGGGCTATTTCTTTGCACTCTACAAACGGTAGAAAGCAAAAAAGCCGCCAGAAAGCCTTGATACCAAGACCTTCTGACGACTACGGTGTGCAAAATAAGAACGCCGGCATTGTATCAATGCTGACGTTCTTATATGGTGGAGGCGAGGGGAGTCGAACCCCTGTCCGAAAGCACTTTAACAGGATTTTCTCCGGGCGCAGTTAAGTTTCAAAATTCCCTCGACCAAAAGACACTTAACAGACTTTTGGCTCCGGTAGAGTCATGATGCGTGGGCGGGGCAACTCTTACCCGCCGCACGGACGCCACGTAAACGACGCCTTCCCCGGCCCGTGGCCACTCCGGTTCAGACGGTCACGGCTTAGGCCGCGACAGCAACAGTATTAGTGTTGTTAGTTAATTTATAATTGCCCGTTTTATGGTGGTCAGGCACCACCGCCCGCTGATCCTGCCTCCACACC